CAGAAAAGGAAGACGAAGTTGAAGAGTCTACTGAAGAAAAAGAAGATGAAGTAGAGGAATCAGTTGAGGAAGTTGCTGAAGCATCAGACGATGAAGAAGAACAAACAGATGAGTCATTTGACGAAGAATCAGTTGAAGAAGTAGGCGGAGATGCCGCTGACGACATGATTGATGACGTTGAAGCAGGTGACGAACCTGAAATGGATATGGGTGATGAAGAAGATCACCACGCTGACATGGGTGGAAACGAAGAACTTGAAGATCGTGTTGTTGACTTAGAAGACGCACTTGATGATCTTAAAGCAGAATTTGAAGCCATGATGGGCGACAACGGCGGAGAAGAAGGTGAAGACGAAGCACCTGAAGCCGACGAAGAAGAATCAGAAGAAGCCGAAGAAGCAATTGAAGCACCATTTGAAGCAACAGAAGAAGATGGTGAAGAAGTTGAAGAGGGTGCAAAAAGTAAATCCGCTGGCGAAACCATGAGAGAATATGTTGAAAAGGTTTCTGCACCATCGAATTCAGAAGGCGCTGATAACACTACGAGTCCTGTAGCATCGAAAGGTGGTAAAGACTCAGGTGCTAATGGTAAAAACATTGCACAAAGTGGTGAAGAAAAGGGCGGTAGTGCTCCAAAAGTTAAGGACATGGGAAAATCTTTCGAGAATGAACCAGGTGCTAACGCGGGGGACTCTTTTAAGAAAGCATCTGCACCAAAGAGTGCTGAATAATTGTTAAGGAGAAAGCCACATGGCTTACTTACGTGAGAATTTGACATTCGACCAAGCACAGGTCACCCTTGAGTCAAAGGGAGATGGAGATAGCAAGGATCTCTATCTTAAAGGCATCTGTATTCAGGGTGGTGTCAAAAACGCTAACCAGCGTGTGTACCCTGTTTCCGAGATAGGCAACGCTGTTAAAACACTCAAGGATCAAATCTCAGGCGGTTATTCTGTACTAGGTGAAGTAGATCACCCAGATGATTTGAAAGTAAATTTGGATCGTGTATCGCATATGATTACTGATATGTGGATGGATGGTCCTAACGGGTTTGGCAAGATGAAAATCTTGCCGACTCCCATGGGTAAACTAGTTGAAACTATGTTGCAAAGCGGAGTTAAACTAGGTGTATCCAGCAGGGGTAGTGGAAATGTTAACGAGTCTAACGGCGAAGTTAGCGATTTCGAAATTATCACGGTAGACGTGGTAGCACAACCTAGTGCCCCAGGTGCATATCCTACACCAATCTATGAACACATCATGAATACACGAGGTGGTTATAGTGCGTTTAGGACTGCGTCAGAGGTACAACAAGATGCTAAAGCACAAAAGTATCTTAAAGAAGCAATGCTAAGAGTCATTAAAGGCTTGAAGTAATATTAGGAGAAACACGATGAGTGATGTTTTTAATAAACTTTTTGAAACTGGAATTATCAGTGAAGAGGTCAAAGACCAAATTACTGGTGCTTGGGACGAAAAGATTAAAGAACACCGTGATAGTGTGACTGCTGAACTACGTGAAGAATTTGCAAATCGCTACGAGCATGACAAACAAAACATGGTTGAAGCAATTGATCGCATGGTTTCCGAGCGTTTGGAATCAGAAATTTCTGAGTTTTCTGAAGATAAGAAGGCACTTGCAGAAGCAAGAGTTGAATATAAGAAGAAAGTTTCAGAGCATTCTGAGAAATTGCAAGAGTTTATGCTCAAGCAATTGACCAAAGAAATTGCAGAGTTAAATGAAGACCGTCAAAAAGTCACAGAAAACTTTGTAAAACTCGAAGACTTTGTAGTTAAAGCACTTGCAAAAGAAATCAACGAGTTTGCAGTTGACAAAAGAGATCTTGCTGAAACTAAGGTTAAACTTGTTAAAGAAGCAAAATCAAAATTCAATGAACTTAAATCTAAGTTTGTTGCTAAGTCCGCTAAAGTGGTTGAGGACGCTGTTAACACTAAGTTGGCAGAAGAAATCAAACAACTCAAAGAAGACATCACGGCTTCTAGAGAAAACCACTTTGGTAGAAAAATCTTCGAAGCGTTTGCTAATGAATATGGTTCATCTTACTTAAATGAGAAATCAGAAACTGCGAAGTTAATGAAACTTGTTTCAGAGAAAGACGAAGCGTTAGCAGAGGCTAAGAAAGCCATCACAGAGAAGGAAACTCTTGTTGAGTCTAAGGAAGCAGAAATTACTGCGGCTAAAGACAAAGCAGAAAGAGTAGCAGTGATGAATGAGTTGCTATCTCCATTGGGTAAAGACAAAAAAGAAATTATGTCTGAACTTTTGGAGTCGGTGCAAACTAATAAGTTGCACACAGCGTTTGAGAAGTATCTACCAGCAGTGATGGAAGATAAGGCTCCAAAAGTTAAAAAGGCGTTAAACGAAGGCGTTGAAATCACAGGCAATAAAGAAAACACAATTAAGGAAGATACTACTTCAAACTTAATTGAACTCCGCAGATTAGCGGGATTAAACTAAAAAGGAGAGACAAAAAAATGTCAGAAAATATCAACAACAACTGGCAGGAAACCAAAGAAGCACTTTTAGAAGGCCTTCAAGGTTCTAAAAAAGGTGTTATGGATGTCACTCTCGAGAACACTCGCAAGTATCTCGCTGAGGCGGCAACCGCTGGGGCAACTTCCGCAGGGAACGTAGCAACTCTAAACAGAGTTATCCTTCCAGTAATTAGACGTGTTATGCCAACTACAATCGCTAACGAGATTGTTGGTGTACAACCAATGACTGGACCTGTAGCACAGATCCACACACTAAGAGTACGTTATGCTGAAACTTTCGATTCTGCAACAGCAGGCGAAGAAGCACTTTCACCATTTAAAATTGCTGAAGGTTATTCAGGTAATGCAACTACTAATGCGGCAGATGCGACTGCAACATTAGAAGGTTCTGCAGGTAAAAAGTTAAGCATTCAAATCTTAAAACAAGCAGTAGAAGCGAAAACTCGTAAACTATCTGCTCGTTGGACATTTGAAGCGGC